TTACGTCCTGTCTTCCTTGGCCTCAAAAAGGAACAGCTATCAATCTCCTTCCTGCAGCAGCACCTGTAACTATGGTTAGCCAGACAACACTCGCTCCAAAATGGTATCAGTATAATACGGCTTCAACGAGCATGACTGCAGGAGCAGCTTCATGGGGAGGTACTTATTTAAATGATTCAACTCCTCATTCAGCTAAAATGGATCCTAATGGTACTCTTGAAGTAGCGGCAACAGCAGCAGGTACCATTAATCAACTAAGAACTGCATTTCAGGTTCAAAGTCTTCTTGAACTTGACGCAAGAGGCGGTACGCGCTATGTCGAACTCCTCTTATCTCACTTCGGAGTTACCTCACCGGACTACCGTTTACAGCGCCCAGAGTACTTAGGCGGCGGCCAAATGCGAATTAATACAAATATAGTCCCTCAATCAGCTCCGACCTCAGGAAGCGCTTATTTCGCTCAATTAGGGGCCTTTGCCACTGGTTCGTCAGCCGGCGCAGGACATATCGGTTTCTCAAAATCTTTTACCGAACATGGTTATGTCATAGGACTCTGTTCAACGCGCGCTGACATTACTTATCAAAGAGGGATTGACAAATTATACCTTCGTTCAACTCGTTATGATTTTTATTGGCCAAAACTTCAGGAAATCGGAGAACAAGCAGTTACAAATCGCGAAATCTGGGCTGATAGCACAGGTAGTGATTCTACAGTCTTCGGCTATCAGGAACGTTTTGCTGAATATAAATATAAATCATCATCTGTTCACGGATATTTTGCATCAGTAGCAACAGGCACTCTTGATTCATGGCATATGGCTCGCAAGTACACTTCTTGTCCAACCCTGAACGGAGCGTTCATCGGATCTTCAACACCTATTACCCGAGCTTTAGCTAATACTTCAGCGACCCCGATTCTTTATGACGCTTATTATGAACTTAAACATTCTCGCGTCATGGCAACTTACAGCGTTCCAGCTGGATTAGGACGAATGTAAAATGTGGCCATTAATAGGCGCGGGCCTAGGAATAGCCGCACAGTATTTGGGAGGGCAGCAGACAAACGCTTCAAATGAAGCTATTGCAGCCCAAACAAACGCTATCAATGCAGATGAAGCTCAAAAAAATCGAGCTTTCCAGGCAACTAGCGCAAAAGAACAAATGGAATTCCAAGAGCGAATGTCTTCTACAGCTATGCAACGAGCCGTAGAGGACGCGAAAAAAGCTGGAATTAATCCTATGTTATTAGGCGGAGGTACCGGAGCCTCAAGCCCTTCAGGCGCCGCAGCTAGCGGCGCCCAATCAACAGCAATTGCAGCTAAAATGGAAAATCCATTTGAAGGGGCATCTGGTTGGGTAACCAGTGCCTTAGACGCCATGACAATGGCAGGAGGCTTAGAAAAACAAGCAGCTGAAACTAAACTAATAGAAGCTCAAACTAAGTCTCAGACAAAAAATCATCCTGAGGCTGATTTGAAAAACTCTATTTACGATTGGTTCAAAAATAAATGGAAACAATACAAACAGGACTCAGCAAAGGGCCATTCTTATAACGGCCCGATTATTAAAAAATATTTAGATAAAAAACAAAAAGAAAATTATCTTTATTAAGGAGAAAACATGGAAAAAGTACCATTTCGTCACAATATGCGATCAAAAATATCTATAAAGGAAGTCAAACCTCCCTATAAAAACTTCTGTCCACTCGAGTATCCAGATCAACTCTGGAATACCCGTTCAGACGGTACTCTCGATATAGGGCACGTCAATGACGAGCCCTCACTTACACAACAGCAATTCAAAGATGAATGCGATATAAATAATATAATGAAAAGTTACCAGGAAACTGGAACTATCAATCATCTAAATCCTCGTACAGCAGTCTATGGAGATTTCCATGACGTCAAGGATTTCAAAGAGTCTTTAGAACTCGTTCAAGCGGCAAATGAAACATTTATGTTACTTCCCGCTACAATTCGAACTCGCTTCGAAAATGATCCAGCAAAACTCGTAGAATTTTGCAACGATCCAAACAATCTAGAGGAGGCCATACAACTAGGCTTAGCTGAAAAACCTTTACAGGTTACAAACGCGAATGACGATCAAACGACAAACGCGAATCAACCGAAACAAAAACAGCAAAAGCCGGCAAAAGAGGCCGTAACTCACAAAACAGAACCTGGAGAGTAATCTCCAGGTTTAAGGACGCAGGATGCGTCCGCCTAAAGCCGAAACGGCACTTGAGTGCGTACAGGATGTACCCAGGTCGGGGTGTTAGGGGACAGGCGGGACGCCTCATCCCCTAATCAAAAATTTAAAAAATATTAATTTAAAAAACTAGACAAATAGCCTGGAGTTAACAAACTCCAGGAAACGACTCAGGCAATCGAGCCTGATTCAACAAAAGGAGTGCGAAATGATACTACAAGTATTCACAATCAAAGATTCAAAGACGGGAATTTTTAATTCCCCTTTCTTTAATCATACACCTGGCGAGGCTGAAAGAAATTTCAGGGAGCTAGCTAACGACCCTCAATCAATGATCGGTAAATATCCGGAGGATTACGATCTATACGCCTTAGGAAAATATGACGATCAAACTGGTAAAGTAGCCTGGGAAGAAACTCCCCAGCACTTAGTCAAGGCGACCCAGTTAGTAAAATCAAAACAGTAAGAGCAACGCGAGTGGGCATAATTCATCTTCTTGTTGTAATTATGCCCACTGACAGGAATACTGAAATTCCTGTCAACAAAAGGAGCACAAAGTGCGACGTAAACCAATGTCAAATAGTCACTCAAAGAAAAACTTTCGTAGATCATCGCATATCCATAAATTAAATATTAATCCACGCCGCATGCGCGGCGGAATACGCCTATAAAAAAAAGGCCAAGACAGTGCGATGTCTCAGCCCTAGGACGGTCGGATTTAAATCCGATGGCAAAACTCTTGCCTGGTCCATAAAACAAAGTAGCAAAGAATTCGCCATTTTTCAACTACCATGTGGAAAATGTCGAGCATGCCGTTTAGAAACGGCTAGACAAACAGCAGTAAGATGTCTTCATGAAGCTAGTCTTCACAAAAATAATTCATTCATAACATTAACTTACGATAAAGAACACCTAGGCGATGGTCGCCTAAGATATCGTGATTTTCAGCTTTTTATAAAAAAGCTAAGAGAGGAAATAAGAAATGGGACCCCAGATTATAATAAGGAAAAGCAGGCGATTAGCGTCTTCGTTACCGGGGAATACGGTGATAGAAGGAAAAGGCCTCACTGGCACGCTATCATTTTCAACTGGCAGCCCAGTGATGGAAAAAATAAATACACTAACTTCCGAGGAGATAAGGTCTTTAGCTCGGATAATCTCAACTCGCTATGGTCAAACGGGGTCGCTGAATATGGCAGTGTTACTTTCGAATCTGCTTCCTATTGTGCACGCTATGCCGCAAAGAAACTCTCCCACGGAAAAGACGGTACTCACCAGTTTAATCCCGTTAGTCGACGGTCTACTAAACACGCGATAGGAAAAAAATGGATAGAAAAATATTGGAAAGATGTCTTTACCCATGGATATCTTGTGATCAAAGCTAAGGGAAAATACATTCAATGTGGTATCCCTCGATATTACGAAAAATGGCTTAAAAAACACCATCTCGAAGAGTGGAAACATTACGTTACACAAGTCAAACCAAAAGTTATGAAGGAGGCACAAGAAAAAGAAGAAAAAATATCTCTTGAAGAGAAAAAAGAAAATTTCAAGAGGGCTGCCCAAATGGGACTCGACTACACGCCAGTGCGATCTAGACGTGAAGCAGAGAAAATAATATTAGATCAAAAATTCGATAAACTACAAAAATATGTAAAGGACTTATAAATGGGACTTGGTTCAAGACAAACACAACATGCCTTTTCAATGGCGCCAGCGGTTCACAAACCGCGTTCAACTTTCAACCGATCTTTCGGCCAAAAAGATGCCTTTTTCGCCGATCTTTTAAATCCAATCTATCTCGATGAAATTCTTCCTGGAGATAGTGTTAATTTAAAAGTAAACGCATTCGTCCGCTTCGCTCCTCTCGTAAATCCGCCAATGGATAATATCTATATGGACTTTTTTTTCTTCTTTGTACCAAACAGATTAGTTTGGACTAACTGGGAAAGATTTTGCGGTTCACAAGATAATCCAGCTGATTCAATCTCATACGTAATCCCTACGACTTCGATTACAGTCTCTGCAAACACTCCTGGCGAACTTTATGAAAAAATGGGAATTCCATTAGGTTCTGGTACTCAAGTAGTAAACGCATTACCTTTTAGGGCTTACAACCTGATTTATAATACCTGGTTCAGAGATGAGAACATAAATAACTCAATTCCATTTTTCACTGATGATGGACCTGATACGTACAACTCTACGAATTATGCATTAAGATATAGAAATCAACGACACGATTACTTTACGTCCTGTCTTCCTTGGCCTCAAAAAGGAACAGCTATCAATCTCCTTCCTGC